CACTAAGGCTGAGAAGCAAGAGGTAAAAAAAAATTCTAGGATTATTTACAGAGCCATAAGAGACCTAGACGCAGAGACTGGTAAGCTACTCTTACAACATCAAGACGGATATTAAACACTTACAGACAGATGCCTAAGAAACCAAGCAGAAAGACAATCGTAAATAACCTAGACAAAGTATTCTCTGAATATATCAGAAGGCGATATGCTAAGAATGGTATAGCAGAGTGTGTTACTTGTGGTAAGAAAGATCATTGGAAAAACTTACAAGCAGGACACTTTATGTCTAGAAAGCATTATGCTACTAGATGGGATGAGGAGAACGTAGAAGTCCAATGTATGGCGTGTAATGTCTATAGATATGGGGAGCAATACTTATTCGCTAAACACTTAGGTCAAGAGAAAGCCGATGAGTTGCTAGCTAAGAGTAGAACTATGGTAAAACTAAAAGACTGGGAATTACTAGAAATGATAGATATTTATAAAGAAAAGTTATTGGAATTGGAACAATAAGTAGTATATTTGAAGTGTCTGTCTGACATTTGTCTTAAATCTGTAGAAAAGGGGGTATCTTAACTGGTACCTCTTTTTTTTTGCTATTATTTTGCATTATTAAAAAAGTTTTATATCTTGCAACCATATTAATCATAAAAACAGAATTATGACTACAGAACAAAAGGCAGAAATGTTTAAACAGAAAATCAAAGACCTAGAGTGGGCAGAGGACTACCACGAGAGAAAACTAGCTGAGGCTACACTAGAACTAGAGATGTTTAGAGAGCAACTTAAATCTCTAGACATATGACTTACACAGAGGACTTATTAAGACTATACCAAGCTAGAATAGAAGCTATGGAGTTTAAGATTCAAGAATTAGAAGCAAAACTAGAAATAAATCAAAATCAATTAGAAAATGAAAACAGGTAAGATTACAAATGTAGAACCTAGTGGTACTTTTGAGAGTTATGGGAGTACACTCACTAGAAACAAGGTAACGCTAGCGACAGGCGAAGTGTACACATTCAACTCTAAAGGACAGTTTAAAAAGAATGTAGGAGATGAGATAGAGTTTGAGGTAGTTAATGAGCAGTATGGTAATGCCAAGCTGATCTACAACCCTAACAAACCACAACAAGAAGCCCCAGTAAAAAAGGGAGACGATGTACAGAAGTTTATTATCAGGCAATCAAGTGTTGCTAGTGCAGTAAACTTTTACAAAGACAAACCATCATCAGAGGATGAGGTATTAGATTTCGCAGAAAGAATAGTAAATTATATATACAGTTAGTTATGAGTTTTAAAGTAAACGGAAAGATTCAAAAAATATCAGAGATTAAGATACACGATAACGGTGCTAAGTCATTAGACTTTATCTTAAAGACTGAGGAGCAGTACAACAACCTATACTTTTTTAATATGTATAAAGGTGCTAACTATGCAGACTCAGTAGATAAGTTTGTACAGTACAACAAAGTAGGAGACTTAGTAGCAGTAGAATTTAATGTAAACTTTAGAGAGTGGCAAGGTAAGTACTTTACTAACCTAACATCTTGGAGAGTAGACAAACTTGATTCTTTACCTAAACAAGAGGCAGTAACTGCTGAGGCATTTGCTCCTGATAGAGAGGATTTACCTTTCTAGAAACTAATGGGGGTAGGGTAACTTATCCCCTTTTTTATTACCTTAGACAAAAACACAGACAGATGCTTATAAATTTTGAGGAACAAATAGGAAAACTTAGAAAGGTAAGGACAGGACAAATAAAAGAGGGATTGAGATTAGACATCCCACAAATAGACCAACACTTTAGATTTAAGTATGGTAACTTCAATGTGATACTAGGACACGCTAACGTAGGTAAAACTACTGTGATAATGTATTTGATGTTATTATACTCTAGGAAACATAATATAAAGTGGCTAGTGTTTAGTTCTGAGAATGAGCCTTACTCACTAATAAGAAAGCTGGTAGAGTTTATAGAAGCTAAACCAATTAATAAAATAGAGGATGATATTTTTGACAAGAGAGTAACTTGGATTAATGACCATTTTAAATTTGTAGAGCCTAATGACTTGTACACATACAAACAAGTATTAGAACTTGCACAACACGTTAAAAATGCTTGGTCATATGATGGCTTACTTATAGACCCATACAACTCTCTTATAAAAGATAAGAATGTTTTGAAGGGTTTGAGTGGACACGAGTACGACTACCAAGCGACAAGCGAGATGAGAATATTTGCAAAGAGTAACAATGTAACTATATGGCTGAATACTCACGCAGCTACAGAAGCGTTAAGAAAGAAACACGCACAGACACACGAGTACGCAGAGCATCCTATCCCACCAATGGCTAGTGATGTAGAAGGAGGGGGAAAGTTTGTAAACAGAGCAGATGACTTTATAGTGATTCACAGGTATATCCAACACCCTAGAGACTGGATGTATTCTTTGATACACGTTAGGAAAGTTAAAGATATAGATACAGGTGGTAGACCAACAAGTTTAGACGAGCCAATAAGATTAAAGAGTGTATTAAATAATGTAGGCTTTGAGATAAACCACAGAAACATAATAGAGCCTTTTAATCCTAAACAAGAGGAAGTGCCATTTTAAATAAATAAATTATGCAAATAGACTTTGGAAGTGTAGGGGTAGATTTACAGATTATACCAATATACGGACTATCATTAGGAGTGTTGTATTACAATCCTAACCTAGAGCCTGACCAAGACGATGTAGACCAAGACGATTTTTATCAGCAGATTACAATAATGTGTCTGTTATTTGGTTTACATATAACGATATGGAGGTATTAGAGATAATATTTAAAAAGCATAGTGATTGGTGCGAGATAGTAGAGTCCTTTGGTGTCAATCCTGATACCGCTGAGGATATAGTAATGGAGATGTATATTAAGATAGATAGGCTAGTAAAAGCAGGAACTGATATAATGTACAATGATAATGAAGTTAATTACTACTATGTCTATAGAACTCTACAAACTCTATTCTTAGACCTCAAGAGGAAAGAATCCAAAGTCAATATAGTAGGATTAGATGACATCACTAAGGACTTAACCCAAGATACGCACATAGACTACCAAGTATTATATGACAAACTTAACAAAGAAATGGAGTCTCTATACTGGTATGACAGAAAGGTATTTGAGTTAATAGACTCAGGGGAGAGTTTTCAGGGATTAAGCGACAAGACTAATATCAGTTATTACTCACTTTACAACACTTATAGGAAAGTAAAGAAACACTTAAAAGACTTATTCAAATGAACAGAATAGAAGAACTTATAAAAAATAGAATACATCCAATAACAGGATGGGAATATTCTAAGAGTAAGGATAGATCAATAATTGTTAGAAAACAAAAACTAAAAAAGAAATGAGATTAGGAGACTTAGTAGAAACATTCACAACCTACACAGGTATCAAGTGGCTTGTCAAAAAGATATTTGGAGAGGACTGTGGGTGTGAGGAAAGAAAAAATAAACTTAACAAAATAACAATCAATAGAGATGGAAGATCAAATTAAACTATCTAAGCAAGATTATATAGACTGGACTAATTTCAGAAACAATACAAAGAATACTCTATTACCTGAGGAGTTTGAGATGCTATGCCAATTACACGCAGTATATTTCAATCATAGGTACTATAAGCCTTGTACTTGTAATCCAAAAGAGATAAACAGATGGATTGCACAACTTAACGAAATATACGAGAATGGACATAAATAAGGTACATACTTTAGAGAAGGCAGTAATACAGATTTTAAAACTAGATGGCTGGGATTTAGATTGGTGTGGAGGAGGATATGAGCATTATGATGCAGTAGGAGAAACTCCTAAAGGTTATCCTTGTGTTATAGAAATGAAGTTCAGAAAGAAATACTATGAGACCAAGATGCTAGAGAAACTAAAATATGATAAGCTAATGGATATGCCTGCAGATATGGTCAAGATATACTTTGTCAATGATCCAAAGGCTAATTATTTCTTTTGGCTTAACGAGTTAAAGCTAGATGAGACTGAGCAGCTTTACTGTCCTGACACTACTTTATGGACTAAGAGTAGATCAAACAAAGAGGTATACTTATTAAGAGAAGAGCAAGCAACAATTATAAACCCTAATCAATAAATTTAAGACAATGACAGAACTTAATTATTTAAAGGCTATACTATTATCACAATTACTTATTGAGACTATGGACTCTCTGCAGGGTAGCAAGTTTTATAAAAAATCTGTGAAATACAATGTGAACAGAAGTGTTAAGGAGTTAGAGCAGGTATTCAATGCTAACTACAATAACATCTATGATAATAACCCTGAGATGACTACTAATGTTCTAAACAAGATAGAGGCACTAGTAGACAAAATATCTACCTCATCTGTAGATGAACTGGTAATGATTGACTCTGTGATAGACAAGTACCACGAGAACAAAGAATGGTTTAAGAAACACGGAGAAGCAGAATTTTTAAAGATTGAGTAATGATCTACATTCTATCTACACTTGTTTCTATAATGACTATTCTAAAAACTGTAGAGACAAATAACAATCCTAATACTATAGGAGACAATGGAAGGTCTTATGGCATCCTGCAGATACAGAGAAGCGTTCTAGAGGATGTTAATAGGATTTATAATACCAACTACCACATAGATGATATGTTCTCTGAGAAAGCCTCTGAGGAGGTATTTGAGTTATACTTATGTTATGGCAGGGAGTTGTTTTTAAAGAAGCATTGTAGGTTCCCTACAGAGGAGGAGTTAGTTAGAATGTGGAATGGTGGGATATATAAAGGGTACACATACCGAGATACTAAAAAATATTATAACAAATACTTAAAAATAAAAAATGAGAGGTACTAAGATTCATTATGAAGCGACAGGCGATTACGACATTATAGACGTATGTAATCACTACAAACTAAACTTTAACAGAGGCAATGTAGTTAAGTACATAGCAAGAGCAGGAAAGAAAGATGACGAACTACAAGACCTTTATAAGGCTAAGGACTATATAGAAAGAGAGATAGCTTATGTAAAGGAACTAAGAAACAATGAAACAAAGGGTCATATAAGCCCTTATAACTATAATTATAAAGAAAGATAAGATGCCATTACCAAAACCAAAATCAGGAGAAACACAGAAAGACTTTATGACTAGATGTATGAGTGATAGTACTATGAATACAGAGTACCCACGCAAAGACCAAAGACTAGCAGTATGCTATACTCAATGGAGAGATAGAAAATAGTACAATGCATTAGGATTATCAAAATTATTTAATATCTTTGTGTTGTAAGTGCACGACATATGAGAATTAAAAGGACAGACAGATGTACAAAGTAGACAGAAACTTATTAGAACTGCAGAACAATGCAGATATGGAGATGATGCTTTCTCTTATAATGGACTGGACTAAGAAGTCAGACTCTAAAGAAATCAAGGCTTTTAATGATGCTTTATTCAGACAATTAAGATATATTCAAACATTGGAGGATGAGAGGTTTTCTTTTGATAGGATTATATCTGAGTCAATAGCTGACAAAACAAGAGCAGTAGAGAGAGCAAGGATATCTGATGAAAGAATAGAGGAACTAGAGCAACAGATTAAGAAACTAGAAATGAAAAACAAACTAGGATTATGACAGACTTAGAATTTGATTACTACAAAACAGGCTTAACTCCCCAAGAGATAGCTAATAAGTATAAACTCAAAAAGGAGAATGTAAGATATAGGGCTATGAAATATCAAAAGCCTGAACCTCCTGAGATTAAGATAGTAGAGAGAGTGCTTGTATTTGATGAGGTGGATATACAAAGAATTGAGGCTTTATTAAAAGAAAGCAATATATGGTACGAGATGCCATTTAGAGGATGTGAGATAGAAATAACCAGCAAGCTATGACAGAGGAACTACTAATAGAACTAGGATTCTATAAAAACGACTATGACTTCTATTACAACTATTCTAAAGGAGACATACTATCCTGTGATAGTGATAAGACAAGAAATGGTAAGTGGTATGTAATGTATAACTTCCCAAACTCACAAGGAGTAATATCAAACCCTGAAATACTAAAACAATTAATAATTAAATTAAACAATTAAAACACAGAAATTATGGCAACAAAATGGCATTTAGGCGAAACTAGAAACTATGACAGATTTAAGTTTTTAGAAAGTAACAGAGACATTAACGACAACAATGTAAACAAGATAGAGCAATCTATTCTAGAGATAGGTATTCAAGTTCCCATAGTGGTAAATGACAACTATGAAATAATAGAGGGTCAGCATAGGTTTGTAGCATTAAGAAGGAACAAGCTAGTAGTACCTTATATTATTTCTACATCAGCATCTGAGAAATACATAGCAAGACTACAAGAAAGCAAGAAATGGAACGCTATAGACTTTTGCAGAAGTTTAGCTACTAAAGGAAACATAGACTGTCAGATAGCTTTAGAATTAGCTGATGAGTGGCACAAACATTCTAAAGGTAAAATGGCATTAGCTAGAAGCATAGAGGTTCTTATGGATGGTAAAGGATATACAGGGGTGCTGACTAAATTAAAAAACAATGAATATAAAGTAAACTTAGAGTGTGCCAAGACTGTTTATGATGCAATAGATTTAATGAGCAACTTAGATATGGGGACAAGTGCTTATGGAAACAAAATAACTAGGACTCTTAAAAGAATGTATCACGAGTTCAATGGACTAGATATGGATGCTATAGAGCATATGACTTCTAATAATTATTTAAAGGCTTATTCTAATGAAGGAGAGCAGTTTGATTATATGGTAGCTAAATATAATAAATCACTAAAAGCAATAGCGTAATGAGCAAGATTAGACTGTTAGACGGAAAGCAATGGGACAAACAAGAACTACTAGACAATATGATGTCAGATGAGTTCTACTATGGTTATTTAAGCAAAGCTGCCTTGAGTAGTTCAAGTGC